TTGGAGGTCTCCAAACATTATGAGGACGGTTGCACGAAATACGGCGAACGGAATTGGGAGCGGGGTATTCCTCTTCACTGCTATATTGATAGCGGTGTGCGCCATTATCTGAAATATATCCGGGGCGATGAGGATGAGCCGCATGACCGGGCGTTCCTTTGGAACTTGCTCGGTGCGCTGTGGACTCAGGACAATAAGCCGGAATTGATTGACCTGCCGTTCAGAGAACGGAACTCCGATGGGTAAGCCGACTTTCATTGAAGCCCTTGCCAATGGAATTATCGTTCAAGCCTGTAAGGATTATCGGACAGCTCTCAAATGGGACAACAGACAATCCATAGCAGAAATCGAGCGATTCTTCCGTTCCGAGTGGTACAAGATGCTTACTTCCATAGACGGAGAATATCTTATCGCTAAACTGCGAAAGGAGCAAAAGGAAAATGAGTAAAGGATATTTCCTACTGATTGACCCTCAGAAGAACACCTTGCGTATTCCTACTGATGACGAGTACATACACGATGTGTTCCGAGACAGGGAAATCAAGAACAACATAAAGCGGCACAAAACCAAAGGCGAACTCAACAAAGAGGTTTCGGACTATCTGAAAGGCGGTGGCAAGGAATGAGAATTATTGCTCCATCTCACGAGATTCTGACTCCGATTGACGGCATTCAGATTCTCAAACATATCGAGAGTTGCGGTCGTGTCTGCTATAAAAGCGAACACAAAATTACTGAGGATAGCTACCTCACATTCGTCAAGAACATCATCAAGAGAGGACATGAAGCCGTCCTCGAACACTTCTCCGTGTCGGTCAAGTTCATTTGCGACAGAGGTGTTTCACACGAGATTGTCCGACATCGGCTTGCTTCTTACTGTCAGGAGTCCACCCGGTACTGCAACTACGCCAAAGAGGACTTTCAGAGTGAAATCACGGTCATCAAGCCGTGTTATCTCGACAAAAGCGCAGCAGGTTATCGGATATGGGAACGCTCCTGCAAGAACGCAGAAACCGCCTATTTTGACCTGCTTGACTTCGGTTGTACTCCGCAGGAAGCAAGAGCCGTCCTGCCGAACAGTCTGAAAACGGAAATCGTTATGACCGCCAACCTCAGAGAATGGAGACATTTCTTGAAGCTGAGGACTTCTCCGGCAGCTCATCCTCAAATCCGAGAGGTCGCTATTCCGCTGCTCAATGAGTTCAAGGTGCTTATCCCGGTCATGTTCGATGACATCGGTGACGGAAAATGAGAATCAAGCAGTACAAGGGTAAAGTATTCGGCGCAGACTTTACCGCCAAAGAACGAGCTGCTATGAACATGGAAATCAACCGTCAAATCATCGAAGCCGATAAGAAGTACACCAATGACATTGATGCTATGGTGCTTTATACGCTTCATGTGCATCTCGGCTTTGGCAAAAAGCGACTGCGGCGGTTTTGGGAAGCGTTTCAGAAAGAGCATAAAGCCCTCATCGAGCGTTATCAAATGCCGGATGACGGTGCTTGGCTCTGTCAGAGAAAACTAAAAGACATCGGCGTGGATGTCGAAGAATGGAACAAGGAGGTTTCGGAATGAAGCTGAAAAACGATAAAGGCAAGGTACACTTCATCATGGTTGCAGGGAAAGACTATGTGCAGCATGAGATGGGTATCAACGCCGCCAACACTCTTATCGAAAAAGGCACAGTAACAGAAAGCAAGCAGTTCGAGGGTTATCCTATCTGCGTTGACGGCAAGTACTTCTTTGAAGGGACTGTCTCAAAGAAGAAAAGGAAAGCTCCTGCATCCCCGGAGGTTGAGCCGGAGAGTGCATCCGAACAGGGCTAACCTATGAGATACGCTAATCTCCCTCCCGATATAACCGCTCTCCCTCAATGGGTCTGTGTGTGGAACAACTCAAAGATACCGATGCAAGCCAAAGAGCGAAAAGGTGCATCATCCGTCAACCCGGAAACTTGGTGCGATTTTAAGACGGCAGAAAAAGCCGTGAACGATGGTATCTACGACCATATCGGGTTTGTGTTTAACAACAACGGCATTGTGGGTATTGACATCGACTGCGGTTTTGACTCTGACGGTTTTCTTTCGGATGTGGGCATTGACATCATGCGAGCTTGTCATTCCTATACAGAAAAATCGAGAAGCGGCAGAGGTGTTCATATCCTACTCAAAGGCGATTTACCCTTTAAGGGAAAGAACAACGGTCAGGGAGTCGAGATTTACAAGAGCAGTCGGTACTTCATCGTAACCGGGCAGAAGCTCATCTACGACACAATGATTGAGAATCAACAGGCGATTGACTATGTTGTGGAAAAGTACTTCCCGGAGACGATTAAGGAAAACGAAAGCTCCGGCTGCTCTCAGCGTATCTATTCGCCGCTCTATGAAAAGCCGGAGAACGGCAAAATCTCGCTCAGACCAAAATACCCGCCCATTCCGAGAGGGATGAGAAACCTGTCTCTCACCTCTCTCGCAGGGCAGCTCCACAATCAGGGGTACTCGAAAAAGGAAATCTATCAGGAACTACTACACGCCAATCAAATAGCCTGTACTCCTCCACTCCCGGCAAGCGAGATACAGACTATCACGAACAGTGTAACGAAATACAGGAGGTAAGAGAATGACTCTATTGGAATTGCAAGATGTTTTAGGTAAAGCAATCGTCTCCATCGAGGACGGTACAGGGAGCATCGACAAGGCTAAGGCTATCGCAAGTCTCGCCAAACAGATGATTAACAATGCCGATGTTATCCTCAGAACGGATAAGTTTGTCAACAACAAGGGCAAGCGTATCGACAAGGCAGTTGGTAAGGAATGAAAGTATACTTCACTCCTGCCGAGGATAAGTTTCTCCGTGAAAACCTTGATAAGTGCTATACAATGTATGACCTTGTGGATATGTTCAACGCTGAGTTTCCTCAGCACACAACTACTTACGGCAACTTACAGAAACGGTTGTCTAAGTTGGGATTGAAGAAAGGTACGCACAATGTCCGCAAAGAAAAGGTACACCATAAAACCCCCATCGGAACGGTAATCAAGGGAAAGAATAACGGTGCGAGAGTCAAAACGGAAAACGGCTATGTTGCGGCAAATGCTTATTTCCGAAAGAAATACGGTCGGGGTAAAGACGAGATGATAATTCACCTCAACGGTGATTTAGCGGACTTCTCAGAGGACAATATTGAATTTGTCACAAAGTCGATATATTCCTCTCTCTGTTGGCGAAAGTGGTTGTTCACAAACCCGGAACTGACAAAGACGGCGATTCTTACCGCAAGACTGCTTGAATACTTCCCTGATTTACGGCACAACGAAAATCAATTTTACGGTAACAGGAGCGATAATACATGAAACAAACAAAAGTAACCCGTTGCAAGGGCGAAGGACACGGAGAGTGTAAACGATGCAAGCAAACCAAAGGTTGGGGCTTGAATTGGATGTGTTTCCTCTACAAAATCGAGGGGGCGTGAAGGGTGCTACTGTTTCGACTGCGTAAAGGAAATTTTGAAAGAAGAGGGTGTTTGAGAATGGCTGAAAACAGATGCGTGTGCTGCGGAGAGATTATCCCCGAAGGAACTATGGTCTGCTCCATTTGTTCAAAGTCCAACGAACTCCCCGTCACACCTGAGTTTATCTGCGAACAGTTGGCAGAGCGTTTCGATGAGCCGTGCAATATGTCTCCGTTTGAGGAGGAGCTTCACGACACCGAAGAGAAATGCGAATGGTGTGAGAAATACTGCGGCAAAGCGAGTGCCGCCGACTGTTGGATGCGTTATTTCCAACTCAAATATAACGAAAAGGAGGGAAACACGAATGAGTAATAACCTTGATGAAATCACCGTTGAGCCGGAGTTGTTTCAGCTCAGAAGCGGTCAGCTCATCTTGTCAGAAGAACTCTCACAGAAGATGTTCTATATCATGGGCGCACACCCTGAGTCCCGGCAAATCGACAACTCCGGCTATTCTTGGGATGAAAGCGGCATGGCAGAACTCTTCTCCGAGTGCTATAAGAACGACACCCGCTACTGCCCGGAAGCGAAGTCTTGGTACACCTACAACAACGGCGCATGGCGTAAGGATGTCGGCTCTCTGCTCGTGGCAGAGAAAATCAAAGAGTTCACCCGGCTCATGGTCTTGTACTGCGGTGAAATCACGGACGAAGAGAAGCGCAAGAGCTACTTTGCCTTTGTAAACAAAATGGGGGATAGGCGTTTTCGGGACAGGCTGATGAAGGATGCAGCATCCGTCTACCCCATCGCCGCCGCTCAGTTTGATGCAAATCCTAACCTCATCAACTGTCTGAACGGTACATACGACTTGGAAACAATGAGCTTCCGAGAACACAGTTGGGAAGATTATCTCACGATGCAGACCAACTTTGAGTACACCATGCAGGACGATATTCGGTGTGAGCGTTGGGAAGAGTTCATCCGTGAAGTCACGAGCAACGACAAGGACAAGGCTGACTACCTGCAAAGAGCTTTGGGTTATTCCATGCTCGGCACTTCCAAAGAAGAGTGTATGTTTATCCTACACGGAAAGACCACTCGCAACGGCAAGTCCACTCTGCTTGGTACGATTCATCACCTGCTCGGAGATTATGCTTCCGTCTCCCCCGTCTCAATTATCTGCAAGACAGACCGCTCAAAAAACGCCGAAGCTGCATCCCCCACAATCGCCGCCCTAAAAGGAAAGCGGTTTGTGACAATGGCAGAAAGCAATCAGTACGGCAAGCTCGATGAAGAGGTTATCAAACAGCTCACAGGCGGCGAAGAAATAACTGCCCGGAATCTGTACGAGAGCATGATGACCTTCCTCCCGCAGTTCACGATGTGGCTCTCCTGTAACGACCTGCCGAGTGTGCAGGACAAGTCGCTGTTTGCGTCAGACCGTGTGAGAGTCATCGAGTTCAACAGGCACTTCTCGGAGAGTGAGAGAGACGAGAGCTTGAAGGATACATTCAGAACGCCCGAAGCGATGAAAGGCATTTTTACTTGGCTCATCATCGGCTACTTCCGTTATAAGCGGTTTGGGCTGAAAATGTCGGACGAGATGAAGCAGGTCATCAAGCAGTATGAGAAAGACAATGACCTCGTGCTGCAATTCCTTGAAGAGCGGTGTGAGCTGAAAGAGGATGTCAGCACGAGGGCAAAGAGCCTTTACGATGCGTACAAGATATGGTGCAAGAGCAACGGCTATTTTGTGTGCAGCGCAAAGAAGTTCAATGCAGGAATGGAGCAACACCCGGAATGGCATAATGGTAAGCGAGTTTCGCACGGATACGCTGTTTTTGACGGTGTTTTGCTGAAAAGTTGTTCATAAATTATTCACAAAGTGCGTTTTAGGGTAGTTCAGGTAGGTCATTTTAGCTTTTTTCTATAAAGTGTCTTATAGAGAGTACTATATAGAGGACTTTACTGAAAAAGCCGAAAATGAACTACCTCACCTACCCGGACGGCAGAAAGGAGTATTCGGAATGAAAGACAAAGAACTAACAGAAATCGGTCAGCAGGTCGCTAAAAGAGGGAGACCGAAAGGCTCAGGAGGAAACGAAAGGAAAGACCTTTCTTGGAACGGAAATGAAAATCTTTTACCGGGGGATAGGGGTCGGTATTTACGACACGCCCTTGCGAGTTGGGACTTACCCGTTATCGACATCTCGGATGAGAAACAGGTGGAAGAGCGTATCGTTTGGTATTTCAATCACTGCATTGAGGATGACATTAAGCCGACTGTTTCCGGGATGTGTAACGCTCTTGGGATTGATAGAAGGACATTTTATCAGTGGCAAGTTGGTGAATGTAGAGACCGCAGCCATACACCCATTATTAAAAAAGCGAGGTCAATTCTCGAAGAAATGTGGGAAGATTGGATGGTTGACGGCAAGATTAACCCGGTCGTTGGCATCTTCCTCGGTAAGAATCACTTCGGTTACGCTGACAAACAGGACATCATTGTGACACCGAACAACCCGCTCGGCGATGCAGCTAACCCGGAAGAGGTGCGACAGCGGTATCTTGATTCGGTGGTTGTTGATGAACTTCCTCCAAACTCTGAGGAAAACGGCGAGGAAAAATAAAAACTTTTTGTTTTCAGAAAAGCCGCAGAAAGGACCTTTCAGAAGCTCAAAAAATCGCCGGGCAAAATCAGCGGCGGCAGCTCTCAGCGGAATGAATCGAAAAGTGGACGGAATCAAACCCGGTCGGGCGGCGGTCGCTGCTCGGTCGGGTTTGGTAGTTGTTCTCGGCTCGTTTTCGTGTTGCCCTCCGTGCGGCTCTCTGCGGCTCGCTGCGGGGCGTTTGCGTGTCGGGTAGTATCTCTATACCACTAAACCGTAAAACGCCGCTACGGGGCTTTTAGAGGGCTTTACAGAGGGCAACGAAAAACCGCCCGACATTATAGCCGGGCGGCGATGCGCTCAAATATGGATTTGTGCCGAGTTTGACTCGTCCACCACTCAACACGGGCGGCGAGTTCTTCGGGCGATGTCATGGGTATTTTGATAAGTTCGCAGCCCTTCGGCGTGAGGTAGTACCCGAAACCATACCGGGGCAGCGTTTCCGCTCCTTTGGTGTTTATGATGTTTCGGGAGTCCTGAGCGGTCGGACACCGTAGCGCAACCCGTGAATCAAGATTGACTTTGATTTGACCGTTGATAATGTCCCGTGTCGGTCGTTGAGTTGCAAGAATCAAATGCAGGTTTGCGGCTCTTCCGAGTTGCGCAAGGCGTATTATTTGCGGCATTGTCTCCCGTTTTTGGGTGGTCATAAGGTCGGCAAACTCGTCAATAATGATATATATATCCGGCTCGCTGCTTTTCTTCATGTGCGCCGCTTGCATCCGTTTATATCGTTCCTCCATCGTTTCAACCGCTCGCACAAGGGCGGCGGCGATGTCGGGCGGCTCGCTTGCGTATGCGATTGTATGCGGCAGTGGTTTATAGTCAATGAGTTCTACTCGCTTTGGGTCGATTAAAACGAGCTGCAAGCGGTGCGGGGCTTTATAGAGGGCGGTATATATTAGGCTGTTTATAAGTACGCTTTTACCGCTTCCCGTACTTCCCGCAATGAGCAAATGCGGTTGTTCGAGCATATCGAGACAGACCGCCGCCGCCCGTCCTCCGGGTGTTTTCCATTCTTTTGGCATTGTTTTACCTCCTGAGAAGTAGAGCCGGGACGAATTGCCCCGGCTCGCTCGTTATGCTTTGTAGTTGTGTTCCCATGTTCTAATGCTCCGAGTTTTGCCGAGTCTCGATATATACCGTTCACGCTCGGCGGCATCCGTGAAACAGCTTGTAAAGGTTGCTTCACCGTAAAGCGGAGACCATGCAACATAGTAAAAAGTTCTCACGGTTTGCCCCTCCTTAAAAGATGCGGAAAAGATTGCTATTTCTTGCAGTGATGGCGTAATATTCACCCGTTTCGGTGTTCTGAATAAGACCGCCGTTAATGCCGTATGTGCCGGAACTATATCCGACTTTTTCGGCGTGTTCCCACTGCTCCATAACTTCGGCGGCGGTTGCGTTGGTGAGGTCATGCGCCATACCGCAGCGCACAAGGTTTTTTAATTCTCTTTGCGTGTATTTTCTCATTGTTTTCGCTCTCCCTTCGTCAACTCTCTGTAAATCAGATTTGTTAAAAGTTCTTCGGCTTGGCTCTCAGTGTATCGGGCTTTTTCTTCGTCCGTCTCTTCAAGGATTGCGCCGATGTCATCAACCGCAGAGCGGTTATAATAATAACAGGTATCAAAAACACCTGGCAGTCCTGCGCACCAATCAATAAAGGCGAGCCGCTCGCAGTGATGATAATATTGGAAGTCCTGCGGAAAATGATATTTTTCACTTCTGAAAATGTCGAGAATAAAGGCGGCTATTTCGTGCCACTCCTGCGGCGGGTTGTCTGTGATGTTCTCCGGCGTGAATCCGTCCATGATATAAGCCCGGATATTTTCGGCGGCTTTTTTGCTGTTTGTTTTTAACATTGTAAATCCTCCTTGTAATTGCGCCGGGTTTGTGCTACAATAGAGGAGCAGCCGCCCGGCTTGGGTTGGTTTGTGTGAGCGTTCCCGGTCTTGCTTTCTCAGGGCTTTCGGGTGCGCTCTCTTTTGTTTACGGTCTTATTATAGCACACTCGCATTTACTTGTCAAGAGTTTCTGCGAAATTTTTTCAAGATTTTTTGCGATTTTTTCGCCGCCGTCCTTGCCGTCCTTTTTCGTTTGTTCGTTGCGCTGCTCGGCTCGCTCTCTCGCCCATTTTCCCGGCAGCGGTGGCGGCATGCCCCCGGAGGGGGAAGCCGGGGCGAGGTTTGGCGGCGGGGGAGGGTCGTAACCACTCGCAAAAATAAAAAGGCTTTTTCGCAAAAACCTATTGACATTCGCATAAACTTGTGATATAATAAATGCGAACAGGAGGAAAATACCATGAACTTCAAAAACGCAGTTGGATATATTCGAGTCAGCACCGAAGGACAGGTCGGAGACGATAAGTTCGGCATTGACTCTCAGAAACAATCCATTCTCCTCTATGCCAATGAGAATGGGTACAATATCGTGGAATGGTTTATCGACAAAGCTGTGAGCGGTGTCAAAGACAACCGCCCTGAGCTTGACAAGATTCTCTATGGAACTGATGTAACCAATCCTCCCTATGAAGCGGTCATCGTTGCAAAGTCTGACCGTATGGCGAGAGACATCAAGCTCTACTTCTACTACCTCTACACCCTCGAAAAGAAAAACATCAAGCTCCTGAGTGTTTGTGAGCAGTTCGATGATGACAATGGTTTGAGCGGTATCTATCGCTCCATCATGCTTTTCGTTGCGGAACAGGAGCGGCGTAATATTGCGATGCGTACAAGCAGCGGTCGTAGAGTCAAAGCGAAAGCCGGAGGTTATAGCGGCGGTCGCAGTCCTTACGGCTACAAGGTCGAGAATGGGCAGCTTGTCCTGAATGAAAGCGAAGTTCCTATCGTAAAGATGGTCTTTGAGGGGTTGGATGCAGGTCGTACTCTTTGGGATATTGCCGATAGTTTAACAGCAGCGGGATTTACCACTCGTAAGGGTACGGCGTTCAGAGAATCCAATGTAAGAAGCATCCGAGACAACCGTCCTTTCTACGAGGGGATGTATAAGTACGGCAAGGACATGAATTGGGTCAAGGGCGTTCACGAGCCGATTCTCAAAAAGGAGGGCTAAACGATGATATGGGCGTTTAAGATGTTTTTCAAGATAATCGGGTATGTATTTATATATACCTTTGCGTTTGTCATCACTCTTATCCTCTTGCCGTTCTACGGCATATACACTTTGTGCGGAGGAAAGCTCCCTAAGCCAAAGAAAGAGAAAAAGGAAAATGATTCATGGCGCAGCTGTTTCGAGTGGGTTGCAGGTTATTTATGGGATTAAGGCTCTCGCAACCGGGCGATGAGCAACAGTCAACAGGGACTACGAACAATCGTGGTCTCTGTTTTGTTTTAGGGAGGTTTGAAAAGTGGATAACGAAAAACTCATATCCAAAATATTTTCGGAAATACAAAAAGACCCCTCCAACTATCGGGCATACGAGGATGTGTTTTCTCTATGCCGCAGCTTGGAGGGTGAGGATTTTAAGTTGGCGCACGACACCAATGCCGAACTGAGAATATATATCAGCCGAGGGATGCAGACAGCCGCTTTCGCAAAGCTGTTTGACCTCTACAAGAGAAGTCTGCTCTTTGATGCGCCGCACAACTTTGACAGCTATCTTCTCTATCTCGAAATCAACCGTAAACCGGAAGAGCGATTTTATCAACCTCGCCGCCGTATTCTGAAAGAGGTCGTTGATAATCTGCAAAAGCTCGTGGACGATAAGCTTGACGAGTTGTTTATCTCTATGCCCCCTCGTGTCGGCAAAACGACCATCCTGATGTTCTTTGTGACGTGGCTTATCGGACGGAACAGTGAGTCCTCCAATCTCTATTCCGCTTACTCCGATACCATCACAAAGGCGTTCTACAACGGCGTGTTGGAGACGATTCAAGACCCCGTGACCTACTTGTGGAAAGATGTTTTTCCGAACGCAAAGGTTGTCGGGACAAACTCTGCCGATGAAACACTTAACATCGACCGCCGTAAGCGATACCCCTCTCTGACCTGCCGTTCTCTGTACGGTACGCTGAATGGTGCTTGCGACTGCAACGGTGTTGAAATCTCCGATGACCTTATCGGCGGCATCGAAGAAGCACTCAACAAAGACCGTTTGATGTCGGCTTGGAGCAAGGTTGACAACAACCTCCTCCCTCGTGCTAAGGAAAAGGCGAAGATTCTTTGGTGCGGTACGAGATGGTCGATGATTGACCCTGCCGGGTTGAGAATGGAGCTTCTACAAAATGATGAGCGGTTTAGGACACGGCGTTTCGCTATTATCAACTTGGCGGCTCTCGATGAGAACGATGAGAGTCAGTTTGATTATGACTACGGTGTAGGATTCAGCACCGAGTATTATCAGCAGAGACG